AACCTGTCCACCCCTCATTATAAGACAACTTCGTAAAGCCATATACGTCTCTGAGGGTACGTCTAAGCCATCTAATAGCCGTGATACAGTTGTGCGTCTGCCCCGACCATAAGATGTGTTTTTTAGCAAAATCCTGTGAGTCGACACCAAATTTGTTATCCTCAGATAATACTTTAGTGTCAAAACCTATGTTCATAGCTTTCTGCCATTCTCCAACACGGGCGTTTTCCAGGTAATATCTCTTGTCACCTTTCCAAGATTCATCTGTCGGTTTTACTGTTGTGGTCTGTGTAGAATTCGGTTTCTGCACAGGCTTTGCAGTACCACAAAGATTCTTATACACATAGTTCACATCCACATAACCTGGAATGCCTGGAATAGAACCCTTTGACGTGTACTGCCACATATCAATTCCGTTTACTCCGGCAGATTTAGAGCCGTAAGATGCAATCCACAGAGAATATCCCCATGTCTGACCGATATAGTTCTTATACCAAGATGTAGATGCATAGATTCCGGCTTTATATCCATGTGCCACCATTGCGTCACAAAATGCTTTTGCATTGGCTTTTGCAACGCCCTGTGTTCCCGGCTGTTCGCTGTCAAAATATACAGGCCATGCTGGGGAATGTCCTTTCAGAAGTCTTAATGCGTGGTTGATTTCTCCCCGTACCGCACCTGTAGTCTTTGCGTAAGAATACAGATATACACCGTAAGGGATGCCAAGACGCTCACATTCAGATACATTTCTCAGCCATTTTTTGTCATCCTGTCCTGTCCAATCTTGTCCATATCCGCATCTGATGATAGCACCTACAATGCCGGATGCTTTTACTTTCGCCCAGTCGATGTTCCTGTTATGTTCAGAAACATCGACTATCCTATTCAATATATCCCTCCTGTTTTAAGTGTTCTTTCGTTTCTGTAATCTCTGATGCATGATCTTTCACAAACTTTTCTGCATCTGTTTTTTCCATGCCGTAGTGTTCTGCCAATTCGTCTACAGTGTATCCGTAGGCACAGCTTTTGACTACTTCGCAAATGGTTTCTTCGCTCATAGCTGCCATATTTTTTCTCCTTTCCTGTTTGATAAGGAAATCATCTCATATTTTTCGACTGGCAATGTTCCCCACATTTTTAGGTTAATGCGCACCAGTTAACAAACATAGACACACTTGAATTGTGTCCGTTAACAGTACGAATAACGCAACTACTGGTGGTCGTACTTAAAACCTCTACTCCGAACGATTTTGTATTTTGCGATCCACCGGAAAGAGATATAAGTACAGTCGGAGCCTTTGAAAAAGTTTTTCCGAATTTTACAGTAGTATCTTTGTAAGTATTTGCAGGTGTTTCGATAAGAGACGTTGTGCCAAATACTGGGGCTTTTGCTTTTAATTCCGTAATATACGTCAGAATTGTTTTATTCCCTAATTCTGAAAATTTCCACGTAGATGCGATTCTGCTTTTAATCGCATCGAAAATAACACCAAGTTTTGTTCGATTTGTAATCGGTGTAGAATCTTCCACGATGATATCATCTGTATCATTTACTTCTGTAACTTGTGGAAGTTCTTTTATATATTTCCCATAAATTTTCTGCACTTTTTCATCAGCCATTTATATCTTCCTCCTTAATAGATAATGTTTGTGTAGCCATACTTTCTAATTCACTAATACGTCTTTCTAACTCGTACAGGTCATCTTCTGTAAGCAGTTTTTTTACATTTACGCCATTGTTCCAAATTGGCTGGCTTAATCCGAGTATGACTGGATTTGCATTAACATCTCCAAATTTAATATTTACAGACGTTCCAGATTCTGTCGTTTCTGCAGTAGCACTGTAAACAGTATAATCAGCATCATTAATGTTCCTTTTTAAATCTCCTGTCATAGCTCCACCAGCGGTCGGGACGTAAGGCTGTCCAGATCCTGAAAAGACTTCGTTTGCCGGGAATTCAATATCAGATTCGCCATTTACGCTTCTACTGCATCCACCTACAGTAATCTGTCTTTCTTTCCCCCATTGGTCAGTTATTATCCCATCCTGCCCGTCAAACGGTGTACCATTGATTTTAATATCGTTTTTCAGTGAAGTTGCTTTGATTTGAGACACATCAATATCAACAGATTCACTGCCATCTATAGTTGTTGTCCCTGTAGCATCGCCGGAAAGAGTTAGTTCAAACGGATTTGTTAATTTATTCGCTGTAGCAACGGAAAGCAGTTGTTTTAAAGTCCCGATAGAAATCTTTAGATCTTCTGTGCTTGTTTCTATGAGCAAGTAATCACTATCTGACAATGTTTTCGCTTCGTTCAACGCTTCAATGTATATCTGGTACATACTATCACCTACTTACTAGAGCATTCGACAAATCGCTTACCAAAGAGTTTACTTTTTCAACAAGTTTGTCGTATTCTGTTTTTTTAACGTACAGCTGATCTGTCTTTTCCGAAGAATACACTGTAGATTCACTCAACTGTGTATCATCGATTCCGACCTTTCCGGCTATAATTTGGTTAGCCTTGTCGATAGCTGCATTCGCTGTCTTTGACGCTTCTCTTGCGTCTTCGATAGCCTGTTGGATATTCGCCAAGTCTTGCTCAAAATCTTCTCTTGTAGCCAACGTCTTAAATGTTCCGGCTGAAAAACAGATAAATACTTTTTGGTTTTCGGCCACTTCGTCTATAGTTACCGCAAATTCACCGGGGAGCATCTTACTTGCGTCAAAATCTGCAAGTAGTCCCCTACGCATCTGTATAGCCATATTTTCTCCTTTCTATCCAGGGATCCATCTTACAAGAGAAACACCAGATGGTTGTGTCGGTGTCCCTCCACCGCCAGCAGAACCGCCTTTTGTATACCGTAAAACGTAATCCCATCCTCTCGAATAATTATAATATCTGCACACCCATATCTCTGTTCCCGTCTGATCCCCGGCTTCTGGATGTCCTCTTGTAGATGATGCTTGCACCATCTGACCACCACCGATGTACATTGCAGTGTGATATTTAACATTTAGTAGTACATCCCCTCTTTGCATTCCAGCACCAGTGGCTCTGTTGCAGCTTGCCGTTACATCCGTGAATCCGCAAGCACGAAAAACATTGTACATATTTCCCGTATAAGTAGCTCCATTTGATTTTACTGGAACTCCGGCTTGCTGCCATGCAGATATTACGAGTGATGAGCAATCATAATCTGGATTCCCCCAACGATTCGCTTGGCTGTAGCCATGCCTGTTGTCGTTGGCTATTCTGATAGCCCATTGAACCGCACTTTCTGTTTTTGTCATATACCTATCTCCTTAAAATGTCGTACCGCTTGCTGTTCTTCCACCAATCAAGTTTCCATTTTTAAATTTCAAATAACTTCCATCACTGAATACGGCCGTTCCAGTTTTTGCCGTATCACCGTTAATGGTTATTTTTTTTGCAGAAATAAGAAGTGTACCATCTGTACCTATTTGTGTTCCATTGGCCCCATGAAGTTGCGCATATCCACCATTTACTCTTACATAATCTCCATATCCATCTCTTACTTCTATTCCTCCGCTTGCCGAAGAAACGTGCCCTTCATATTCTCCTCCGGATGAATACATATCTATCATTGCGTTATGGATGTCTAGTTTTCTTCCGCTAGAATCTTCGGATACATAATGTCCTCTTGCATACACACCTTGATTATTCCATCTCCCTATTTCATTTCCGGCCGAATCTTGCATCGAAAGTACACCATTTTGGTTGTTATAACCGCCAAGCGTAAGTGTTCCAGAGTGTATCCAATCGCAGTTAATACCTACGGCAGAAAGTACATTAACTACTGCGTTTCCATTAGAATCAAGTCCGGCATTCCATGTTTTGCCACCATCTGTAGATACCGCAAAAGCATCCCCGACCATTTTCCAGATAATGTTCGAATCTTCCAGTTTTTCTTTGTTGTGGAGATAAAATACAATGGATTTATCATCCTGTATCTTTTCCGTCTTGAAAAATCCCATCCCTTGTGTCATTAATGCCGTAAGAGATTGAACAGCTTCATCGTATTTGCTGATTTTTTTGTCAGCCATTGCAGAGGCCTTTTGTATTGCTTTCGTTTCAGAAGTCACGTACTTACTGCTATTTCTGATTGCATTTTCGGCCGAACATTTCAGCGAAGTAAACCCGAGGAAGTTAAAAGTAATATCAGTCAAGATGGTTTTGTTTACTTTTCCGTTCCTGTCAATAACATAGGCAAGATCCATAAAGTCTGCAAGAGGATAAGAAAGATGTTCGCCGGAAAAATTCATAAATGATACGCCCGTAAGTTTTGCTCCGACTGTATTAACCAGTAAGCTCTTATCTTTGATTAGTGAATTCTCTATACTCAATATGTATCCCTCAGAACCATATGTGTACGTTTTTTCATTCTCTGTAGTTTGGATTCCTGTGATAACTATAGGCTCTACTCCTGTTGTCAGCCCAGTCTTCCACTGGGTTAAAAAGTGGAAATTATCAACCAATTTGAAATTACCATCATCCAAAATGTCACCGCTTGTATACACGTTCGTGGCATCCGTCAGAATGTATCCACTTGCTTCTTCCACATCCACGGAATGTACTCCAAGCACATTTCCATTTTTAAGCAAGAACAAATTATCTTTTTTCCCGATCAACTGATATGCGTTTTTTTGTTTTCTTTCAACGGACCTGTACATAATTCCATAAGAATCATCTGTAAGAAGTTCCAACCCATCATCAAACCATCCACCGTCAACATTCGAACCGCTTGAATATTTTTCGGAACTCCAATCCAAGTCATCGTAGTAATACTCGCTAATGTCTTCTGAGAATGTACCGCCAGACATCTCCGCATAAGTTGAATACTTTTCTGATATCATGTCTGTTTCGAACTGACCACCGTCATAATTCTGTCTCGGATCGTCAAACCATCCACCGTCAATGTCCGCAATATTATCAAAAAGAGACATATCATACTGTGAAATCTGTAAATGGTTATCTGCATTCATCCACGCATTCCCGCCAGCAATCATTGCAATCCATCCGATCACCTGTCTGTGAGTGGTATTTGTAGGTTTTTCCTTTACCATGATGTTATCATCAGAAAACGAGGTAACATCCATCTGCACACCACACGTTCTGCAAGAATCTTTCAGAATATCCTTTAAGCTGAGTGGATACGTTAAATGTGTGGTATAATCTCTGTCAAGTTTGTATGCATCGTCATAAGCCGAAAAGCTTACGGTATCCCCATAGCTTTCCGGGTCAATTACGGTATAAGTGCCACTTTTTATAGTCAGATCACCCATATCTGTGCTAATTGACTTGTACAATGTTATCTTGGCACCGAGAAAGCTATGAACTCTATATCTGTCATCTGCGTTATACAGCTTTACTGTAATTTTTCTGGACACAACATTACCGAGTGGCAAGCTTTGTGTACCAGCTCCATCAACAATGTTGTTGCCAGATATTAAAAATTCGGATCGGCCAAGATTTAACACTGTGCCATCTAAGAAAGTAACCCTTGCAGATGGATACCAGTCACTACGTCCGTATATAGCTTTCTTATATGCATTGCTAATGTGTATCATATTGGATTCACCCCGATTATGTTAAAACTAAGGGATTTGTACTTTTCTTCTCCCTCTTTTAATGTCCCGATATCTACACTTCCTTGTGTGACGTAAAACGGTGCTTCTCTCCATCTTCCGTAATACACGGAAAAATAATATAGTTGCACCTGTCTCTGATTTACAATCATCTGCAAAAGGTTTGCCATTTCCGATATACTTATGTCACTTCCCTCATAAGCGTAAGATTCTACCGTGAACATCGGTTCATTGCACATAACGCCACTCATTAATCGCTCTGTTCCCTCTGTAGAGGTAGTGGCAAAGCTGAATTTGAATGTGTCTGGCTGATGAATAGTCCGACCATTAATCTTAATCACTTGCTGTGCCATTTTACCTACCTCCCGAGTTCGAATACATTCTGTCCGTTGGACATCTGCATTTCTTTTGCTGTATTAATAAGCTGTTCAAGCACCGTTCTGCTGTCCAGATTTACCACAAGTTTTATCATTCCTGTACCTTTACCGCTTTCTTCACTTACGATTTTTCTTAACAGATTTTCCGGCATCTCCAAGTTGTTTCCTTTTGTCTGGTCACCAAGAACCGCTAAAAACGGATTTCCGGCCGGAATAACTGCCCCTTGTGCAAGATATGGAATTCTGGTGTAATTTGCATGGGAAAGATTAATTCCCTTACCGCCGATACCTGGAACCCAATCCGGTACTTTAATGTGATTCAGTCCGTCTACCAATCCATTAATTGCATTAATAATTGCTTGATTCAATCCATTAAATAGGGCGATAACCATATTTACAGGTGCTTTAAAAATTGAGTAGATTAAATTAGCAGCTCCACGGAGTATTTTTAGTATTCCTTTTAGCGCCATATCTACATTCCCTGTAAATACTCCTTTTAAAAATGTGACAAACCCAGAGCATATCTGTTTAATGCTGTTAAAAATCCCTTTAAAGCTGTTAAGAAAAACTTCCACTACATCTCCAAATACTCCGAATTGAGCGTGCCAGTCAGTGGCAAATACTCCTTTTATCCAGTCCATAAGATTTGACATTACGACTTTAAGCTGATCCCAGTGAGTAGCTATTAATATGATTGCTGCTATTGCTGCTGCTATTGCAATAGGAACAATGCCAAACGTAGAAACTACTTGACCGATAACGCCAATTAATCCACCGCCACCTTTTAAAATGTCAATTAATGTTCCTATGTGTCCAGCAAATCCAAGAACTGCGCTTGATATAGTTGCAATTAAAGGAACTATTTTTGATGTAGCAAACGCTGTAACTAATGCTGTCCCAATGGCATCAACAATCCACTGATGTTCACCGAGGAAATTAAACAAGCCAGCAAGTACATTAATAAGTGCCGGAAGACCGCTCTCTATCAGCCATGTAAGCATCGGCAATATAATGTTCGTATACAATCTTTCTAAGAAACTTCCAATAGCTTCTATCAGTGGTGACATAGATTCAAACAGATTCTTAATCGAATTAAGTAACGGGTAAAAGTTCAATGATCCCGCCCACTGAGCCGTATCCCACACAAGACGATTGATGATATCAAGTACCTTTTGGAAAGCATCTGCTATAGCCTGTATAATGGCCGTTCCTACTGCGTTTTTATTCCAAGCTATATCTAATTGCCTTGCGATGTTTCCAATCGTTGTAAGCAGTCCCTGTGCAATCTGTAACATGGTAGACAGTATCTGTGTACCTGTACCATTCGTCCAGACTTCCAACATACTACTGCCGACACTCTTTGCCAGTGTTCCAAGCTCCGATAATGCATACTTGGCCGCATCAATCGTGTTTTTCCCCTCACGCTCCCACGCTTCTTTGAACGGTTGGAATATCTGTCCCAGTACATCCTTGATTTTTTCAAAAATCGGCGGTGCATCTATTGGAACTTCTTCAAACATTTTGCTGATCGGTGTTCCGTTTGCACCGGATCCAGACGGTGTTGTGTCGGTATCCTTATTTGTCGTATACCGATTAATTTCATCCAATGGTGACAGGTAGTCTTTCGCTGCTTTTGTGGCTTTCTTCGTAGACTTGGCGGTCTTATCCAGACTGGCAGCATAATCTTTTTGCACTGCTAATGCCTTTGTGTACGTCTTATTCCCGGCAAGATACCCGAAAAACATTCCTACATAGGTTATGGCTGTGCTGATAAGGTCAATGAATCGTGACAGTATCGGTGTGATAACGGTTAGTATCGGACTGAAAGCTGTAGCAAATGCATTTTGCAATCTGATAAGGCTCCCCCACAAAGTAGATATATTTGCGTTTGTGGTTTTGGAGTATTGAGCAAGATTATTGAATCCACCTATTATTCCTTGCGTAAGAATGCTGATAAGTCGAAAAACGCTACTAAATAAAACAGACATCGTAAGCATTCTTCCAATGCTCATTCTTGCTGATCCGGCTGATTTGCCAGCGTCTTTAAAGGATCTGCTTAATTTCGAATTGGAATTTGCCGTCTTATTATTTGCACTGTTTACGCCAAAAAGTTTTTCTTTCAAAGACACTAAACCTGTACCATAACTTGCAAGTTTGTTTTTAATACCAGAATACGATGTATTTAATCGGTTCTGCATATCTGCAAGTTTTCTTTCTGCGGTCGCAAGTCTTTCCATGTCTGCCTGTGCTTCTTTGGTGTTCACACCAGTCGAAAAAGCTTTTCCAGAAACTTCCAGATCAATAAGCTCCGACCTTGCGTATTTAATAGTGTTCGCAAGTTCATCTATGTCATACTGCATTTTTTTATAAGTCGAAGTGTTCTTTTCCCCTCCGTTTGCTACAAAACGTTCCTGTGATGACATAAGCTGATTGAGTTTTGCTTCTGCTTTTGAAATTTGGTCGGATATTTCCTTGTATTCAGTAGTTGGGATACGCTGATTTGCATAGGATGCTACCTTTTGCCGTAACGATTCTACCTTTTGTTCTTGTGCGCTGTATTCGTTATTCAGTTTTGCAAAAGCATCTATTTGCTTGTTGATGGCGTTTTTCGCAGACGTTCCCAAATTATCCACCCTGTCTGCTGCTCTTCGCAATCCGGCTTCAATTTCTTGTGCGCCCGCCTTTACGCCATCAGTTCTGATTTTTGTGTTAATAACAATACTTCCATCTTCTGTCATGTATTGTCCTTTCTACCGCTAAATATTTGCGGTCAGCGGGTATCTCCGTATAATACCCGGTTAATTATTTGCGAGCCCGAATACTCTTCTTAATTCTTCTTTTTCTTCTTTGCTTCGCTCTGGTGTCGCTTTAAGGTCAACAAGTTCCTTATTGCTAGAATAGAATTCTTTTTCCCAACTATCCAATTTCTTCCCTTTCGAGACTTTTTCGCGAATGTTAGTGATAGTGCTGAACAGAGATTCTCCAATCTCCATGAAAAGTCCCATAAACGTCCACCAATGCAAGTACTCTTTCTCACGAATATCCTCATGTGCCACTTTATTAATGGCCGGAATCAGAATCTTTGCATCTTTTTTCCAATCCATAAGTTGTGGTTTTTTCTTATCTCCCTTAAATCCGCAGTCGATAAACTCTTTCGCCGTCTTTAAAGCTTCTTCCCAGTCTTCCGTTGGAAGATTATCAAAGTCTTCGTAGAATATAGCCAGAATCGTTGTGTATATCTCCAAGTTTTTTTCTTCCTCTGACATTCCGGCTACTATATCGGGATCATTAATAGCACAAAGAATGTCTAACACGGCTCTGTAATCTGAGCGTATTCGATATTCTTTGCCGTTTACGTTAACGGATTTCGGAAGTTTCCAGACATCCATTAGTTATGGTACTTGGCCACGTACTTATTTACACGGCGCTGTACCTTTGTTACGTTTGTGTTCAGTTTTGTTTCAATGACTTTTGCAACACTGTCAATTACAATTTCGAGGAAAATTCTTCCATCATCCATTGGCGAAAACGGTCCGAGAACCTGGAAAAATGCTTTTTCTGCATCTCCATTAATCAGATAAGACATTTTCTCTGAAATTTCTTTTTCTGCTTTTCTGGCAGCTTCAATGCTGTCATCTTCCGGCATCTTGTAATTTTTCCAAAATCGAACGACTTCTTCGTATCTGTCAACAATGTTAGTGTCAGTCGGTGCGAACACTATACTTCCAAGAGTTTCACCAAACTGGTTTTTGATCGGAATTTTGACTCGGCCATCATTTATCTTAATAACCAGTTCGCTATCATTTCTTTTTTTTGGTAACTTGTTGCTCATATTATTCCTCCTGTTAATAAAGCGTTACAGTACTTCTTTTCCTGTAGAAAGACTATGTGGGATTGTTCCGGCTGTAAATTCTGGGTTTCCAGAAGCGAGCGAAGTGGCACTTACATATCCCTCTGTCCTCTTTCCATCGGAAGACACCTTGAACGGAATGTTTACACCAGATGTATCTCCACCATAAGACTGAGGTTTTACCATAACCTCTTCGACATACGCAAGGTGGTTTTCTGCACTTGTATCTTCCACAAGGACTTCCAGCATAAGTGTTTTACAGTCCGCTCCTTTTAATCGTTTCATTGCAATATCCCTAATCTTCGGATACAGCTTTTTGTCCGGGTTTGCATAGTATGTATCTGCATCCATAGACGGTTCATATCCATTGTCTGTCGTTTTTGTCTGACCAAGAATGTTCTTCTTCGTCTCTGTATCCGGGTTCAGATCAACCGACATATCGTCGATGTCATCACCAAGGATTTCCCACGTAGCACTTGCTACTGTCTGTTTGAAGCTATAGTCCAAATAATGTGCAAGTGCTTCTCTACTAAGATTTCCCATATTATAGTCCTTTCTACCGTTAGCTTTTTACGGTCAGCGAACATCTTCAATTGATGTCCGGTTAATTAGTTCTTATGAATACATTTCTGTATTTAAGAGACATACTAATCACCCAGTCTTGAACATTGTTTTCGTAAATTTTGTCAAGGTATGATGGTGTGATTCTTGTAATCTCTTCTATTTTTCGTTCCTCTGTAAGTGTTGGGTAAGATGTAAGCCTATGCTTTTTGCCATCAATCACGACTGTTTGTCGTTCCAGCCATTTACCTACACTATCAAGAAATTCCTTTATATCCGCTTTCGTGTTCGGAGAATCACGGGATGTCCTATATATGATATAAAATGGGTAGTTGCAAAGCTGATTCACCTTGCCTGTTACCGATTTTTTCTCCTGTGCAATCACCGCACCGGATACCGGATAGAACGCCATTCCATCATCTTCTTTCAGAGTGGAGAATTTAAACACTTCTCCGGTTTCCAATCCAGGATACTGATTCAGCAAATCTTTAAGTGCATTTGTTACAATGTCGTATCCGTCAACATCGTATTTCACTGTTTTTTTACTATCCACCGCCTGCACGTTTCTTCACTCCTTTTACCCATGTATCACCAAATTCATCTTTAGCAGCATCAAACCAATGGTCTGTTGCAAAAGGATTTGGCACTTTCGAAAACTGGATATCACGGTCTGTTACCACCTTTTTCGCCCCCGGTCTTGCCCACGGCGAACCAGTTTCCGGATCTACCATAACTTTTCCCATGTACAGAAATCTTGCGTAAGGTCCATATCCGGCATATACTTTCCCGCTACCTTTCATGGATTCATTCTGCACACTAGTAGTATCAATCAACATCCCGTCTCTTTGTGGAATATACTTTTTTGTGCCTGTCCATACCTGTTCATCTAACCAAAGTTGAGCATCTTGGAATTGTTTTTCGAATCGTTCAAGATTCACATTCACTTTGATGTCAGCTTCAACTATCGAGATGTTTGGAAAATGGAACATTCTGCTACGTGCCATTTACTTTCCCCCTATCTCAAAATGTGGGATAAGTGTGTATGTTCCGACATTGGTGATTAAGAATACATTGTCGTAATTTTTGTTCATATAATCATAAAAGCCACCGTCTCTCCGGCTCTGATAGTCTTCGTCTGCTATCATCTTTTCATCATGTTCGCCCTCAATGAAAAAGTCACCGCTTGCAAATGTGACGGTATGTACAAGCGTATCGTTAATTTGTTTCGCCCATTTTTTAGGCTCAAGATACTTTTTGCCAGATACTACTTTTTCAGCGGATACCATGCGATACAGAACATGGAGCGTTGCCGTGTCAGCCGTATCAAGTCCTGTCTTTTCGATGTTTGCGGATTTATCAACAATGAGTTGAACACCTTTAATTACGGTCGGATACCAAAATATTTCATCCTTTTGATTCACATATTTGTTGAATACAGTTATGGTTTTGTCATACATTGGTACCACCTCTCGTTAATAAAACTTCTTACCGCATTTTTCACACTTCCATATGTGTCTTGTTTCTTTTATCCCGTTTCCGATATCTTCCAGATACGTTCCGGCATGGATTTTCTTTTTGTGTTTGCAAAATAATCTTTTAATAATTCCCATTGTTCAAATTCCTCTATATAGCAAGTACACTCCGTTATCATCGGTAACGTTAAAAAGATAGCTAACCGCTGCTTCGAGAAGTATTCTTTTCTCTTCTTGCACATTGGTAGCTGCTACGGTATACCGATTGCTCTGGCTGTTCCCGTTAGCGTAAGATATGCTTTCATTTCCAGAAGAAACAGAAGAGACGGTCTTATTTACGACCGTCCCATCTTCTCTCTGTATGGTTCCTATGGCATCCATAGAAGCTTTTTTAGCTTGCTCTATCTTGTACATTTCATCAGCTACTGCACATACAGCTTTTTGAACTTTTGTTTCTGCTCGCTCATTTTCTGGAAGCCCATCAACAAGGCGCTCCATCGTGTAGTTGTCTACGCAGTCACTGGCTCGTTCTACATATTCACGAAATTCGCTTTCTGGAATTGTTTTTCCGAAAAATTTTTTTGTATAAAACTTATAATCTGTGTACGCCATAGTGTTTCACCTAATTTTCCTACTTTCTTGGATTCGATCTCGTCTTTGGCTTTACGTCACTGACTTCTTTATATTTTTGTGGATTGTTTTCCATCAACTGAGCACTCGTTTCATGCTCGGTTGATAAGATTCTTCCTGTTTCCAAGTCTTCAAACCGTCTCATGTTTACTCACCTTTCTTGTTTTTGAAGATAAGGTCAGGCATTACAGATTTTGTTCCGTAGTGGTAAAAGAGTTCGATGCCATATGCTTCTGAAAGAGGAATCTTCTCAGCACTGTATGGTGTGGATTTAACAGGCTGTGCGATAGCTCCATCCACCATCACGATCACGTCAACGTCTGTCGGCATGTGCACGCATGAGAATGTTTTTACGCCATGATAAGCATAGAACTCTTCGTCAGCCACGCCAACACCCGGCACTGTAACTTTGTCCAGATATGTGCGGATTTTTCCGTAGAATTTTGGTGTACAGATCATGTTCATCATAGAACGTGGTACTCCGTCCACATATTCATTCTTGGTAGTTTCGCACTGCTGAATCATGGTTTCAGCCTGTTCCTCAATAGCTGTAATACCTGTCAGATCAACTTCTGTCGCATCTGTTCCGGCAACTTTGAAGAACTCAGTGTCGAGTTCTGCAATCATTCTAAGTGCATGGTTCGCTGTTCTTTTAGCGATAAGTCCCTCTACTCCGAGAAGAGATACGTCTTTCTGTTCAACCTCTTCTACGATTTCCTTATCTACATCAATTGGAATCGTAACCGGCTTTCCTTTTACTCCATCGCCTTTAGCTGCACCTCTGGCTGTTCCGTAATTCTTAGATGTCGCATTTGCAAATCTTTTTGCTTCTACGGTTCCGGCTGACGGATCACCGGAAAGTTCGGTATTCTTCATTTTCCCAGAAATAGTGTTCTTCTGGACGTTTTCAATGACCTTTCCATACTCTTCTGCAAGAAGCATTTTTCCGGTTGGGTCAAGTAACATGTTTAACGATGTAATTCTTGTTGTTTCTGCCATTTTTGTTCTCCTTTATTTTTTTAAGGTCAACGACTATCTTCTATCGATAGCCGGCTAACAGTATGGTTTTACCAAACAGTTCCAGGAACAAACGGCTCTGCTTTCTGTTCACTTCCACCTTTTTCCGTAGGTGTTGTGAATACCGGTGGTGTCTTACCATCCGTCACGAAAGCATCTTTCTGAGATTCTTTCAGCTCTTTCATGTAATCATCAAGACCAAGAATCTTTTCGCCCTCACGTTTCAGACCTTTATCCTTAATCATGTTGATGATTCCTGTTTTTGCAAAATCAGAACTGAATTTCTCGCCTGCAAGAGCCTTTGTCAGAACGTCATTGAAGTCTCTTTCTTCAATCTTCTGGTTGTACTCTTTTTCGCTGGCTTCAAACTTGTCTTTCCATTCTTTTTCTGCGTTCTCGGCTTTCGTCTTCCACTCATCACGTTCTCTTGTGATTGCATCGAAGTCTTTTCCCTCGAACCCGTCCAAAGTCTCTTTCGCTGTTTCATACTGCGTTTTAAAGTTGTCACGTTCCTGTGTCAGAGTTTCTACTTTTCGTGTCTGCTTATCATAGTCAGATACGCTCTTGTAATTCTCTTTCACTGCATCTTCGATTGTCTTTTTCTGCTCATCTGTAATTTCAAGACCAGCATCCTTGATAATCTGAATAATATTTTTCATGTTGCATATCCTCCTCAACGTCTCTTATTAACCGCTTCGTCTGCGGTAGGGATTCAGACAGATGAACCTCTGTCGGGGTAATCGGGACACACGGAATCGAACCGTGGACATAAGTCTTTTTTTAAAAGAGATGATTGTGACTTTTGTTCTACCATTGAACTATATCCCGTTAGTGGTTGGTGTAAGTGTTCCCTCTATACAGTTCCAACCACTGTTACGGCTATTTGACGGTCAATCTGTATATTATTCCGTAACTAACTCTATACAGAAAAAGGATAGTCGGAAATGAATCCATGCACCATACTGTGCACTATCCTTTGCGGATAAAAATTTATCATTTTATATTTTTAGGAGGTAACATAAGATGACGATTCCCCAAGTCCGCAACCTTAGGGGAAAGCCTAACGGGCGTTTGACCGCCCTTTAATCAGCATTCCGCTATTAGGCTTTATTGAAAGGAGGTGTATCAAGTAAGAAAAGAAAATGTCCTATGTGATTCACCGTATATATCGTAACATTAATATATATAGTACTCCGTACCCATGTTTTTACATTTCCGCAAGCTTCTTGATTTGCCTTTGAATCTCTTTCCGTTCTTCTGCAAAATCTGAATCCATCACCATAGAGGAAAGCATGTCGTACACTTCTACCATAAGTTTCCCGACACTTTCCATCAGTTTGTCTCTGTGCGCTTGATCTCCGTTCTGTTGATACATCTCTTTCGCCATAATGTACTGGTCGTATAGCGCATCAATGTTTTTATCGTACTTTCCGTTACTGTATTTCTTGATAAGGTTTTCCGATGCATCCGCAATCATCCCCGGTACGCTTTCACATTCCAAAGATTTCATATTGCATAATGTAGATGTAATCATGTACATTGCCTGTAAGTTAGACATATTCAAGTCTTTCTTTGCAGATGCTTTTTCGCGTTCAAGCTGGTCTTCCAAAATCTTTTTGATCTCGCTCATTTATCACACCTCGATTCCTTTCGTTTTCTTTTTGTATTTGTCGTGAATCTCCGACTGAATTTCTGTGATATATACCATGTCGTATCCTGTAGATATGAGGTCGTTAATCATACATTCTACAGTTTTTAATTCTTCGCTTACATCCTCTACCAAACATTCCACGAACATAGCATCAGCCACATGACCGTTTTCTCTTAGCGTGTGTGCGTACTGTTCGTACACTTCCTTTGTTTCGGATTCCCAATTGTGATACTCAACAAATCCATCTTCTACGGCTTTCTGCTTTGTGCTTTTCCCAACGCTTAACCGTTTGGCCGTTCGCCACGCATCCGGGATAACATTTACTTTTCCATCAAATTCATCATCAATAAGCTGATTGTGATGGCTTATAAAATATTGGCACACTTTCCTACGTTCCAAACTTTCCGCAATGTGCTGGTACTCATGCATCCGCTTAAAGCCTTTTAAGCCAAGGAAATCAAAGTAGTCCGCAAACTGTCCGTGCATCATGACCGCTCCGATAAACCGTTTATTGATTTCGGCAAAGATTTCTTTCGGAGTTTTGACATCTAGGTTGCTTTTAAAATCAATCATAGAAACTCACCCCTTTTCTATGAGAGCTTTTTAATGATGATATTCGCATCCTTAACCAATGTTTCGACTGTGCCAACGTTGCCAACCGATACAGTGACGCTACTTCCGGCCGGAACTGCAATCAATGTAGCTGCACTGACATTCTGATACACATTTGCCGTTGCTACTGTATAATCCATTTCCGTACCAGAAACCGGTTCCCCGTTCTGTTTGATAGATAACGCTACCGCTCCTATTGCAGATGCCGTAACGTTTCCGTTAAACTCAACTTCGACTGCCATCGGCAGATTTCCGCGGTTTGTGATTTCAAAAAGTCCACTGCCGTTGTCATGTGCAAGCCACCCTGTGTTACAAGCGCATCTACGGCTTTTCACTCTTGTTTCCGTAAATAATACATTCTGATTTGTTGCTACTGTCTGAGCGTTTTTAGCAATAGAATTTAACATATTTTTTCTCCTTTCTTAAAAAAAGAGAGCAAGCGCATGCCTACTCTCTTTGATGTTCGCAAGACTACTTTTTCGTAGATATGGATTCTTCCAACATGCTTATGATTTTGTTTTGGTTTTCAATTATTTTCAAAAAATACTTACTGTCTTGTTCGTGCAAGTGTTTTTCGATGTCAGAATTACTTGCCTGTGATAGATTACTGTTAAAATTCGCTATCTGTAAAGCAACTCCGTACACCGTCAGAAAGTCAAGTAGTGATATATCGTTCACTTACATCACATTCCCACTTGCACAGCAACCATTACCAAATGCGTTATATGCAAAGTATGGACTGCAAGACATATAAGCCGGTTTTGGTGTCGGTCTCACTGCATCAATAATGTTATTGGTCTGTGATACCTGTGAAATCTGCCAGTATGCTGTCTGCAAATCTCTGTCACGATCAGCAAGCTTGTCTCTCAAGTTCTGAATCGTGTTATCCTGGATTAACTGGCGTGTAGCCTGTCCATCTGCTAAGATGCTTTCTTTGATATCACAGCAACACTGTGCCATCTGTGCCTGCATGTTCTGTGCCTGTAATGCTGCATCATATCTACTCTGTAAAATCTCTTTCTGTGTGTTGCAGCAACACTGAGACTGCTGAGCCTGTAAGTTCTGCAAGCCGAGCTGTGTGTTATAGCGGTTCTCTAATACGTCTCTCTGTGTCTCGCAAGCTGTGTTAGACACATTCTGATTTGTGTTAAAGATATCTCTTTTCACGAATTCGTCAGAGATAAAAGCGTCCTGTGCTCCATTGTTGTTTCCCCATCCGTTACCGCAAAATAGGAAAGCAAGAATGATAATCCAGAACCATCCACCGTCACCCCACATGTTTCCATCGTTGTTTCTTGTGACTGCTGCTACATCTGCAGCACTAAGTGTGTTTAATCCCTCGTTCATGTTGGTTCTCCTTTTCTTTTATTTATCAAGACGTGTGCACTCCGTCCGGATATCACTTTATTTTATTAATAATGTCGTTTGGATTCATGCCATTTTGTTGGCACATCTCCATAAATACATCTTTCGGGTTTCTTCCTTGGCACATATCCATAGCCTTTTTTATGTTCGGGTTGCTCTGCGCCATATTCTGCAACATTGCTCCGGGATTCTGCGTATTTTGCATCATCCCCATCATTCTTTGAATCATTCCGAATGGACTGTTGCCACCCGGCATACCGCCCATCATTCCCATTAACGGATTACTCATGCGTCAGCTCCCCTTTCTGTTCTTCCGGCTGAGGTTTCAATGTATCCAGTAATTTATTGAATTCTTCTCTTGTCACGTACTTAGCGTCCATGTTTTCCGCTACAGGTTGTGGATTGTTCGCCTGTACCTCGTGGAATTCAAAAGCCTTAAACGTCACACTTCCCACACCGTCTACAGATTTCACATAGAAGTACGGTGCATTGTTATCCATCATCCAAGCCGTTGTTCCAGGCTGTACAATCTGATTTCTTGCCCCATCAATTCCGGCTACCTGTATCCAGTTCACGTTCGGCTGTGGCTGTGCCTTGTATTGCTGTTGAGCCTGTGATAAGTTGTCTATCCGTTGTCGTAATGCCATCTGGTCTTGCATATAAGCATCCTGTGGCATGTACGGTGTATATGGCATATATGGATTCATACTCATACCTCCTGTAAATTAGTATTTCTTGTTCTCTATGCTTTTATTTTACGCATAAAAAAGAGACCTTAACAGTTCGTTAAAGTCTCTAAAAAGTATCACTTATTCTTCTGTATAACGGGTGTTCGTAATCTTTCCGTACACATCTTCGTACAACTCCTGTTTATCCCCGTTGTATGTGTACTCTGCATAGATTCCGTCACCACTGATGTCAGTTGAAGCAAGGCATTTATAGTTCTGTAAAGTTTTGCAACTCCATACAATAAATACATTGCTTAAGTCAATTGTTTGAACATCATTAGGTCCCTTGTGAGGTTTGTCGCTCTTGTTGTACCATTCAACAAGTTTCTTTTTACATACGCTCTGAAAGTGATTCATTCCTGTGATAATCATGATTAATCCTCCTATTCCACAAACATCCAATCTTCTGCAAGCATATCAGTCTGAGACGGTGTCCACGGCACTTTATTTTTAGGCGCATAAGGATTTTCTGTCTGTAATCCAGTAGTGTTGATATATATGAACGAATGCGTCATATAATTGAATGCTTCAATAGTTGTTCTTGCTGTAACTCTGTCGTATTCTTTCACTTCTTCACTCAGTTCAGAATACGGAATCATATCCGGGTGATCTGTAACTCCCTGTTTTTTCTTTTCTTCCCACCATGCGTTATGCACTGCTTCTGCAATAGTTTCAAGATTGACTTCTGGCGAATACATTTCCAGATAGATTCCTTTACCATTCCAACCTTTACGAGCCACTTTAAGCCCTCTTTTCAGATAACGGATAGCATCACCGAATCCAAATGTTGACTGACCACCGAGAATACCGCAATTTTCTTCATCAGCAACCATCCAATCGTCTCTCTGTGTGTGCATGAAAGTATATTCCACTCTCTGCGTTTCACGGATATCAAGAATTTCTCCCTGTCCTTTGTCGGAATCCTTTGGTCTGCAATGAATCATAATCGTCTGCTTATCATTATCCCAACACCAGTAACCATTCCATCCAGGCAATTTTACTTTCGCACCCTGTTTCATTAATTCAAACGCTTCTTTAAAAATCATAATTATTCCTCCACTAACTCAAATCTGTACTTCTGCTTCACATCCGGGTATTTCTTCCTGTCTACCTCGCTAACAAACATTCCGTAAGGTCTGCACCACACGCCATTAGAGCATTCATAAACTACCTTGAACTGTCCCGGCATTTCGCTATCCTGTGCAATATACAGGACTTTCACTGTTTCGCCCTTGAAGTGTCTGTACACCTGTCCGGGTTCAACTTTTCTATTGCTCACTGTCGGCGGTTCGTCAGTGAAATACTTCTCGCATTCTGCCAAATCACAGTTCTCTCTCATAAGCGGATGCTTTTCGTCCAGCTTCTTAATCTCTGCTTTCTGTACGTGAATGTGCTGTCCTACAAGCGGAAATCCACAGCCATAAAGCATTTTCGCCTTAATGTGGTGTGGTTCAAGTCTGCCTGTCGGGTCTATGAGATATCCACTTATTTTAAAAATCTTAGGAATCATATAATCACCTCTTTGCACCTGTTATTTTATTGTGCTCTTCTTCAGATATTTGTTTTGTTCCAACTAAACGAAATGTATTAGTTCCAGAACTTGATCCGTAATGTGCTTGGAAATCTATTTTTTCTGTATGGACATTCGAAAAATCCACAAAAGGTTTTACAAATTCAGCAGTTTCAAAAACAGGAATATACACTATATGTCCATACTTATATTTCTTTCTTCCTTTTTCGTCAATAATCCAACCAGCGTTAAAACTTATTTCACCAAACCCAAGTACGCCCGATACTTCTTGACCAGTTGCTTCGATGTACGCTTTACAAGGTTTTACATCTTCAAGCCACATACCTATACCACCCTTTCAATCTTATCATTTACTCTTCTACTCAATCTTTTGACCGTAGACACACTCACATTCATTTCTTCCGCACAGTCCTCTAAAGGCATAGCTTTAGCACGGAGCCGGAACAGTTTCAATTCATCCGATGTGAAGTTGCATTCTAACTCAAAATAGTCAAGTTCTGGTCGTGTAAAAGAGTATATTTTCATAATTCCTTTGGTTTCTTGTCCGTCATAGCATTTACAAGCTCTTCCCGAGTTTTTTTTAAACCCTCAATGTTATTTCCTGTGATTTTGTTTTCGATCAAATTAAACATACTTCTCATTAATAGATTCATATCATCCCTCGTATTCCTTATGTTCTTATAATCGTTATCAAGTTTCTGATTAATCCCTGTGATAGATGTTTCAATATTCGTTATTCGCTTTTCAATCTGTTCTATACGGTTGTCCTGTTTTTCTTTTGGTGCTTTCCATGATTTGTACCACCCGGAAAGCACCGCAATAGCACCGCCGACAACCGATATAGCACCGCATATAGCAAGTATCTGTGTTATTAGTTCCATATGTTACGCTCCATAATTCAATCCGATTCCGGCTTGCCTGTATATCTCTTTTCGCATTCTCTCTTTCAGTTCCTCTACATCAATAGTGATTGTCGTGTTTTCTGCAACCTTTACATTTCTGTAATCATGAGCATTTAATACAGGTGATGCCATATCTTCAATAATTGGTGAGATATTAGGCGTAAGATACGCTTCTTTCTGTAACCGCTTATTCTTGCACTTGTCCTTAAACGGACACTCTCTGCACATTTTTGCCATTCTTGTCAATCCACTCATTTTACATCACCTTTCGCATTAAGATATCTCTGTGCTGCTTTTGCTGATCTCACAGCCTGTGACCTATCCCACTGTGCTACCCGTAAACGTTCCGAATATTCTTTAAGGTTATTATCTTTGCAGAACTCACGGTATTGCTTGTTCTGCCGTCTCAGCACCGCTGATTTTCGGTCGTACATCTGTTGCAATTCGAATTTAAGCTTATCATCTCCGCTTGCATCTATAGCAGTCTGCAAATTCTGAATCTCTCTCTTGCTGTTGCGAATGCGTCTTTCCATAAGCCGTTGCTTTTTCGCACGCTCTTCCGCTTTGATATTTTCTTCACTCGACAGATTGATATCTGCATACGGATTGTTTTCACCGTCACCGGATCCGAAAGAGTGTCGACAGTTCACGCCACACAACCCTGTCACCGTTCCGTATCCTGTTGATGTTCGGAAGTCCGAAAATCTTTTGTCTTTGCCTGTCCGGGAATAGAATTTTCCTTGCCACCAAAAGTGGTTCGTTGGATTGTTGCCACCATCACCAATTCGTGCGCCCACATGTGCAGATACTAAGATGGTATCCCATTCTAATTCTTCCATTCGTTTTAGTGCGATTGCTCCGGCGCACTGGCTTATCCCTGTGCGGACAGTCATCATTGTGGCTGATTCTATGCTCATTTCTCTACCGGACGGATACGACACTTTAACACCTTGCTTTATCATCCTGTCAACAGCATTTCTGACGGCTTGTGTATATGATACAGCACCGCTTGATGCCATGCGGTAAGCGGTGTCGACCTCTTTCAGAAACAACTTCTGTGCTTCATCTGCCGTTGTTCGTGTAAGGTTTCTCCATTCTCCACACGTAGCGTTATAATCTCTTTCCAGTATCCTGAGCAATGCCGGAGATTGCAATAAGGGCGTAGGTGATAGTCCTACCGCCCTATATATCGCATCGTCTCTCTCGATAGCTTTTATTCCGGCTTCTTCAAATGCGCTTTTAAGTTCTCGCTCTTGCTTCTTCGTTTTGTCAGCAATCTCTTTTTGTATGTCTTCCAATAAGTAGCCGGATTCCTGTAACACCTGTATCTGCCACCTGTCTGTAGCCGTAAGGAGATAATCTTCCCCACGTCCTATACGTACCATTATGCGCTCAACGATCATGTCCATGATGTTCCGATGCATATCAGAAGATATCTTTTCAGCCCCCTCGGTCACACGAAAGAGATATTCCGGTGTAAGCATTATTTATCCTTTCTGTTTGGAATCTTCGTTATCAGAAGCAGAAAAACGCAAATAACAATAATATTAATAGTACTTGTTGCCATGCTTATTCATCCTTTCCAATCTGCTTAATAATCTGATTGACGTATGTACTAAGTCCGGCTACAAGAATTCCCTGTACGATAGCCGTAAACAGTGCCATAAAAATATTCTGCATTCCAGACAGATCACAAGTTGCAATCACATACATTCCGCAAATGGTAATTCCAATACTGCCAAGAATCAGCGGGATGTCCTTATCCTTAATCCTCTGTGAATTCTTTAACCACATACCGATAAAATACAGCGCAATAGATACTACCACCAATTCTGGTTTTACATAATTTATAATCTGTTCCATTTTTTAGTCCTCCTTTACAGACATTATCATTTATCTTTCCGATTGACGTGTCCCCTTATATCTCTTCCCATCCATACACGCCTGGTTCCCAGACGTTGTTATCCGTGGTGCTCTGCCATGTCTTGCCGTTGTGCGTAACCTTATCGCCCTTGGCATATGGATTCGTGCTGTCCGGCTGTTCCCATTCTGGCACTGTACTACTATCCGGAATAAGTACCTTGGCGAACAGAGACGGTGCATCCGGTGGTGTCCAATCTGCCTGACTGGTGTGAGCGGTCAACACCTTGTAAATGGTGCCATTGTACTCCAATCTCTTACCGACTGCATAAGTTTTCCCGGCTCCCCATTTCTCCACAAAGTCTGGATATTCAAGAATCTGTTCATCTGCCATGTTGGCGGTCTGGTTCTCTAACAGTTTCCGCAACTGCTCTGCTTGTTCTCTTGTCACTGTACCACCCCCATTATGATATTGAGTGCTTCTTCTGCACTTAAGTCCGGCTCTGGATAGACTGGGTCATCTACCAATTTCCACACCTGCCTAATCTCGGTCTCTCCATCTTCCCACTCTGATTCCCAGTGCTTGCCCTCTGTTACCTCAATAGGCATATCTACGTACACCACCTGTTTATATCCCAACTGTTCCAATTCTTCCGGGAGCGGATTGTTTATTGTCTTGCCATCCAGTGTTATCGTTTTGGGTGCACTGTGCAAGAATCCGCTTTGTAATTTTGCATACATTTGTTATCACTCCTTTCTAACTTTTATCCAATCTCCATCAAAGCATGGTGCGTTGATTTCTCCGTGTTTTAGGTTACTATTACTTCCAACCCCGACATACAATGTTCCATATGCAGGAATAGTTATTTCTAAGCTTCCTGTTGCTACTGATAATTCTACATCTCCTGTTTTAGTTCCGTATAACATATACGAGCCGCCACATTTGCGCATATCGTAGAAATATTTACTCACCGTCCTAACATTACTCCATTCGATATAATACTGTTCTCCTCGTTTTACATCGAATACAATAGCCGGACACCGCTTACCATACCAAGCTCCGGTATCGGTAAGGTAAGCTTCATAGAGCCATTCGCTTGTTTCTTCTTTATTTCCTAATGTTCTCCGTCTTAACATATCAGCTCACACTCCAATTCTTGGATGTAAGTAATCCCTCTAAAATTGACACCTCATATACCTTGTTCGCGTCGACCGAAAAATTGCCGATATTGACATTGGATGGATGTACCACCCTTGTGGCTGTAGAGCCAGAACGAAAGATGAAATGCACCTCTCCTGTTCCCTCTCCAAACGTGTATGTAAGACTTTTCATCTCTGGGAATACGTATAGCTTGTTAGGTTCGAGCGTTACTGTGGTGTCTGTAGCAAGTTTTTCTATTCTTTCGATGCCACCTGTCTCGATTGTGATTGCAATGGCTTCGCTTCCATCATATGTGTGTGCTTTACCGCCATACGTAATTGTTAAAGCTTGTGGATTTGGAAGTCTTGTTGGCACTGTGGGGATTGTTGGCTTTCCGTGTAAGTCTTCATAGTTGCCAGAAAAATCACTCTTGTCATTCCAACTCTGTTTTTCTGTGTCTGTAACTGTTCTGTGTTCTGCATCATCCTGTAGATCGGACAGATTTTTCGGAATTTCCGTTGTGTCCGGCAGTGCTCCGACTTCTTCTGCGGTATAAGTAGGCTTTTCTTCCTCTTTTGCCCATTCTGGTACCGTCGGATCTGTTTCTTCTATAGGATTCTTTTCCAGATAGCTTTTTACAGATTTCTCTATCTGCTCTTCAGAAATAGGCTTTTTCTCCAATGTGTCTACTCTGGATATAAGGTCAAGAATGACATCGGCGTGAGTCTCTTCAATCTCTGTATCCGTGTCTATCGTCTCTTTAGCCTTTCCGGTAGCCGGACTGGTTCTGAACACTTCTACTTTATCTTTGTTTTTCGCTTCTACCGCAAAATATATAGATGTATCCTCGTTTGCATCAAAGATGTGTTGTTTTAGTTCCCATGAAAAAGTGATATTCTCCCCGTCTACTTTCACATCTTTTACGGTATATTTCCCCGGCAAACCTTTTGCAGTATAGTAATTTACGAAAATGTAGCAGTCAGACAAGTCGACATTATCTCCTACGATTTTCGGACATTTGAAATGTTTTCTCTCTATATTGCCCTCTCCGTACACTCCAAAAAGTTGTTCGCTTTTGGGGATTGTAATTTTTCTTGTTGATGGGTCTATGATAAGATATTCCATTTTGGTTCACCTCTTTCCTATTCTTCGTACAATCCACTGTCCGGCTTATTCTGTTCCTGTGCTTCTTCAATCATTGCTTTTGCTTCTTGTTCTGTCATTCCCTCGAATTTCACAAAATACATCCATGCCGGAACCTTGCCCTGTACCACATAGTTCCACCACCGTGCACGATCATCTTCTAAGTTGTATACAAGGTCTTCAAAATCGCATGCTGTTTGGTAGTTCGTTGCCGGGATAGTTCCATTCGCTGTGCCAACTGCGTACAGGATATAGATGATTCTGTGCAGTACTCCGTCATGATTCTTTCCGTCCAAAATGTTTCGGAATGCCTGGATAGTATGCAGTGTACGTCTATCGTCAGATTCTACCTGTGTTGCTGTCTGTATGCCTTGATTCTGGTCGAAAGAGAAATATCCGTTTGAAAATCCGCATTTGTATCCGATGATGGATAGCAAAAAGTTAATTCCCTCTACACGCTCAGTTACTAATAATGTCGGAACGTGCTCTTTGATGCTATCTTCGTTCGCTCCCATTTCGATACCTTGGATAAATCTCGGCAATTCGATGGAATATTTGCTTGCGTATTCAATAGCTGTCTGCGGTACGTAAGTAATATGCCTACTGTCTTCCGTTTCATCTCCCATCATGTTTAATGCAATGTCAAGCCATCTCAATTCCTCAATGCATTCCGAAAATGCCGGGACAGTCAGTGGAGATTCCTTGTCAATCGCATTTGCATAAGGATTGCGCCAGTAGACGAACAGTGGATATTCTAACCCATGTACGTACACTTCCGGCTCAATGTCTTTCCATTCATCTACCCTGTCAAGCGTAATCTCTGTACCGATCATATCTTTGTTATCTGATTTGAAAGCCTTACTGGATATATGGTATACACGTTCCAGTCCGACATCCTCAAATCTGTGATACTCAGCTTTTGTGTAGTATTTGTCATCTTTCTTAAGGTAAGAGAAGAAGATAGCTGCTAACGCATCCCCGTCTGTGTTGGTGTCTGTAATCAAAAAGTAATCCGGATCCAAAAACTCTACATCATCACCGTTGCTCTTTACCATAATCCCACAGGTCGCACAGCTTCCCTCTTGTTTCTCCTGTAACGTGTTCATTACGCTATCAAATCTCTTTTTCAGTTCATTATTCCCTGTAATCTGTATATCTGCATTGAACAGTGTGAGGTTTGCTATCTCACGACAGATCACGTTTGAAAACCTTGTCGGCTTTATCCTCCCGGTACACCAATACGGAATACCAGATCGCATGTCTTTATACTTCGACAGGGCAGTATCCATATCAGATGACCGCCCCGTTTCTATTCCGAATATTTTTTTTGTATCGTTTGCCTTAAACATTTTATCCCACACCGCCTTTATCTTGTCTATAATTCCCATCTGCTCACCTTTTCCTACGCACTCTGTCCACGTCTCATAGATATCGGACTAGTAGCATATCTCAATGCATCAATCCAGTGGTCGTTGCCGTCTGGATAATCTGCTATTACTTCACCATTGCCATCTCGCTCATGTTCATACTCTATAACCTCTTTGTACAGTCTTGGTGTCCGTCTTGGGTCAATCACCAATGTACGGCATTGCAGCCACTCAAACGTATACTTCCGGCTACCCGGTGTCACGATTGCTTTACGTGCCGGAAGTCCGGCATCTCTAAAGTCAACAATACTCTCTTCCTCATCCACTCCACAGTAGATAGCAAAATCATCATATCCCTTTTCTTTGATCTGTCGTGCCATCTCGCTGTTCCTTATTTTGCAACCACCCAATTCATCCAGTGCATATACTTTCTGTTGGTTTGGAACATAAGCAACACGTAAAAATGCTTTCGGGTCTGGGAACCATCCCCAGTCCTCACCCTGGTAGATAGATTGCATCCTACTTATCTCTTCATCAGTGATTTCTCTGATCTCTAAGAGTTCAAAAATATTTGTTCCAAGTCCTACAGGGATTCCAAGATACTCATGCTCATAAGCTCTCGGGTTTGTTTTTTTCAGATACTCAGCATCATCAATGAATTGTTGTCCTAACCATTCTACCGGAACAGATCTATAGTCACTCTTATGCCTTAAGCTGTCTGCTCTCGGCTCTGCTACATACTTATTCGCCCAGTTGCTGTTGCTGATCGGTGGATTGAACGATTTAAAAACAACGAATTTTTCTCCACCACGAAGAACAGACTGTTGTGTCATTCGTACCTCTTCCATTCCGGCAAATTCGTCCAATTCCTCAAACCACAGATATTTAAAATATCCTTTGCTAATCTTTATGGATTTTGTCTTTTTCGCCTTATCCAATCCACGGAAGATTATCTTCTGTCCTGTCGGTTTATACACATATTGCATGGGACTTAGGCTTGATGTCCATTCGTCTGATGCTCCAAGTGCATCTATTCCCCATGCGATCTGTTCAAACACCGATTCTCTTAGTGTATTCCCGACTTTTCGGAATACAACCGCATTTGAGTGTATGCCATTAACTGCGTCTTGCATCATTCCAAGTGGTATCTCTGTACCGACAAACGAAGATTTAGTCGAACCTCGGCCACCGGACAAATCATAATACGTATGTTTTCCATCTATGATGTCCCAATGTACGCCGTAAAAAGCCGGAGCTATCACATCTGTAAGCTTAATCTCCCCCATCTGCGTCCTCCGGTTTCGGAATGTTATTTATGATTGTGATTCCACCAGTATCTTTTTCTTCTCCATCGGCTTTCTCATACCATCTCATGAGTTCACGCCCGGCAGACAGGCGGTCAGATATAGTAGCATCCAAATCAAACTGATCTTTCACTTCACCGCGCATGACAGATGAAAAGAATCGGATGACTTCTTCAAGGTCGGCTGTCTTCTCGGTCTGTATCTCTTTCATTCGTTCAGCAATATAGGCTTTTACGTTAGCATTTGTTAGCACTCTGCTTGCGTTCGCCCTAGCTGTCGCATCGTTTTTTATGCTTTTATACACTGCTTTATAAGCTCTTGCCCCGTTCAGATCTGTCAGATATTCATCGCAAAACGCTTTCTGTTTCGGAGTGAGTTCTTTTCCTTTCGGCATCTACCCACCCTCTTTCATATATCCATTCACACTACTCACCGCCCTTGCCTGTTCTACACAGTTTCTTTCTAAGATTGCTGTATCTGTCTGTAATGACATCCAATGCAATGTTGAGTGCTTGTATTGTTCCGTTCTGCCTGTTGTGTTCTTCTACCAGTCTCTTATTCTTTTCAATAAGTTCCTGTACTTCGCGCAGTGCCCGTTCTCCGACAGCCTTTGCGTTTTCTACCTCTTTTTGCAGATACTCATTCTTTTCTTTCAGCTTTTCGTTTTCTTCTTTGAGTTCGTTTGCTCTTCTCATAATCGGAGCAATGTCGCTCTCTGGTATTACATCTGCCGGAATTATCGTCTTTTCTCCAATCATTCTTTCACCGCCCTCCATATATCATTTAAACAATTTACAATCTCTATCTGTGATGCTGTTCGGAGAATTTCATAATCATAATATTTCCATTCCCCGTTTTTCTTTCGCTCTAACACTCTGGTAGATAGGATATACATGGTGATAAGTCTATTTTGCTCCACTGAATAAAACTGACTTGTCCCCATCTTTATAACTAATCCTTTTTGCAGTATTGCTTTCTGTAACTTTTTAGCAATGCTATTTAGATTTGCCATGCCTATCTACCTCCAGAACTCATTTACCATGTCAAATATCATTCGTTGCTTATTCTCATAATTCATATTTTCTTTATACGCAAAAATAGCACCTCCCACGATAATTACATCTTACCGTCAGAAGTGCTATTTCATTGTCCCCATTATTTAGTTTTATTTCTATTTTGATACTTATATTTTACCACAAAATGCACATTTTTTCAATGTTTGGTTGCTTTATGTTTATTGACTTTTCTTCATATTTTTGATATTATAATTATCGGAAAGTAATGCTTGAGAATGATGTAAAAGTATGGTATGAATTAGGCATTAACTACCAAAAACAGCACTTGACGAATAGCCGTTCATCAGTGCTGTTTTTCTTTTTATATCTCTTTAAACCATCCAACCCTTGAATTTTCAAATACGCCATCAGAAAGTTGTCCGTCAAAATCTTCTTCGCATTCTTCTGCTGTGTCTCTTGTGATTCTGATTATCGAATATTTGTTTTTTGTCTAGTCTGCGAATTGTTCAAGAAATTCAATCACGTCCGCAACAGTTCCAAGTTCTACTTTTTCACTGTTCGGATTGTCTGAACAATAAAATCTGTCACCATCCTTCCAGAATGTAAAACTACTATCACTGTAAACAGTAAATGCTTTTTTCGTTAATTCGTTCGTACCTGTAAATTCATATTTTTTCATTTTCATCTTCTTTTCCTCCTTAAATTTATTTGTCCTCTTTAACTGTTTTTATTATATCATAGTGGTGTCCACTAGTCAATGGTTTTCATTTATTTTTCTTTCTTAATAGTTATCACTCCGTCTTTTTCTTCTAGGACAACACTTCTATCATCTTCCGTAACGCCCAGTGCCTTTATCATCCCTACCGGAATAGAAATGCGGTAATTCTTTGTATTCTTTCCAGATGTCCCCCCAGCTTTGTTTATCATTACGTTTCTGCTTACTTTCTCCATTATTTTTCTCCTTATTTATGCTATTGCTGATTTTGGGATCCATGCTTTCCATCCCTTATAACTTCCTACCACATCACCAGTCGAAAGGACAACTTCTACTGCCTTTTCGCTTTCTTTCAATACCTCAATAACTTTTACGACAACATATCCATTCTCTGATATAACCATTCCATTTTCATCTCTGCTATAGATATCAATATATGTGTTATATCTTTCAGCAGTGTTTTGTATTTTATCAATAACCCATTCTTTTACTTTTACATATCCTGTTGTCATGTTCTTACCTCCTATAATATGTTCCTCTCTTAACTGTCTTTATTATATCATAGTGGTGTCCACTAGTCAAGTAAAAAAATAAAAGATTTCAATTATTTTCAAAATCTTTTTCTCTTAATCTATATATTTATATTTCCGGCTCCCGCCTTTATTTTTCTTAATCATATAATAGAATCTTGGTCTTTTCTTCCTTTTCTCCACTTCCTACCGCTGTTGGTACTGCATAAGTGGAAAATTTTACCTCCAATTCTGTATTAAAATTATTGATTGCTTTAATAAGGCCAATACAGCCAATCTGGAACAGATCATCCGGATTCTCTCCACTTGCACCGAACCTCCTTATTACACTTAAGACAAGTCTTAGATTACCTTTGATATATTCTTCTTTCGCTTCCTGATCTCCTGCTTTAATACGCACAAACAAAGCTTCCTTCTCCTTTTCATTCAGGATCGGAAGCTTTGCTGTATTCACACCACATATTTCTACTTTTCCCTGTG